CAACCCACTCAGCGATACCTTCAGCTGTTCGGTTGGTTGGTCCAAGCACCCAGTTGTTTCCAGGAGTAAACATTCTGGCGTGACCTTTTAGATGTTGGCTAAGTTTATCTACAAACTCTTTATCACTCATGCTGCATACCATTCTGGTGTTTCACGTTTGGTCCATTTAGCCATACCGCTTTTATATATACGATAATATTCACGGTATGCGAGGATAGAATCTTCTTGCTTTACATCGTCAGGCATAGCTTGTGGCATCTTAGTAAGTGGACCATCGGGGATGTTCGAAGGAGGCATGTTGATCAGATCCTGTAGTTTTTCCTGAGTAAGATGCACTCGACCATAGCGGTGAGTGTATTCTTTACAAAGTTCTTCCCACAGTGAATACAACCACATGTAATTAGTAAATGTCTGACGTGCCCAGATAGCTGACGGATGATTGATATGTGATGCTTTGTATAGAACAGCATCCATATTATCGCTCGGATGGCGCCAGCGTTTGATACGGCGACCTGAAGAATCATCAATATATTGCGTGCCATCAAGCATACGATGTGCTGTTGACATAAGTTGAGCATACTCGATGATCATCTTAACAACATGTTTGTCGACATGCTGTTGAGCAGCTGTCTCAAAGTTTTCATCTAGATAAAAGATATTCATCTCATCCTCCTAAAGATACGAATATACCTATCATGCACTATTTTTCGTGCAATGTCAAGATCTTTTTTAATTTTCGGGTCAGTAATTTTACCGTCAATCACATCTGACTCATAGGTGCGTATAATCTGGACCGCGTCCTTCCAAGGCATCTTTGATTCTTCTTCGTGCATTTTGATCTCCCAATTTATAAACTGCTACCAAAAGTTCATACATTTGCTGTTCTGAAAATTTCATGATGTCAATGGCTTCTGGTTTACCACGCATGTCTTTTGTTTCCAACCAAAGTCGACCCGTCCCTACACGAATTTCATTAAAGTTCTTAATCATTATGACCTGACTCCCTCAAAATTTTAACCAGCGTGTTTGTTTGACTAATAGCATCATCGAGAGCATTATGCCACTGGTTTTGCCCAGACTCTGCTTTACGAACATCGGCATTATTAATACCGAATAGATGGGTCACTGTTTTATAGCAGTAACAGTGCCAATATTTCCATGGGATAGGCATACCGAGTTCATGACATGCCGACTCAATAATACCCAAATCAAACTGTGAGTTATTGCCCCAAGTCGGCGTCGATACCCCATACCACTTTACAAACTCAGGAATTACCTCGTCGAACTGCTTAACATCTACAAGCAATGCCTTCAGTGCCGCTTTATTTTGCTTGGACCACCACTCCAGAGTATCTTTATCGATATGGCGGTTAAATTTCTTAGCAGTTGAAGCGTCGATATTTTGATAATATGTATCAATCACGCCATTTTCGATACTAAATTTTACAGCCCCGATAGACAAGATAGCAGCATTATTACGTGTGCTCAGCGTTTCAATGTCAATCATGACTTGATATTTTTTCGGATCTTCATAATCAAACTGATACATGCCAGTTTCCTTTTTGTTTCCATTTTAGGTCGAATGATAAATCAATTTCATCATTCATTTCTGCACATTTTTTAAGATACTCATCACGAGTTTCTATAGGCATAGAACCCATACCCCAATCTGGTTTAGCCAACTGTTTAGCACGCAATGAAGAATTGCTAGTTTGCTCGGAAAAATCTTGAAACTCGAAAGGGTTTTCTGGTTGACTCAAAGACATATCGAAATCTGCATCCCAGTTACCTTCATGATCGATTTTAAATTTGTAAGTTGCATCAAATTTAGCCAAGCCCTTACCGCCATGCCACTGGTTGGCGAAAAATTCATCGGGGTCAATCTTGAATGTTAGATTATATCCACCTCTAATTTTCCAAAGCAATCTCAACAATGGCCAAATCTCATTTACTAATGTGTCAGCGTATGGATTAATATTTTCTTTGATGATATTATAATCAAAATCTTCATACTCTATTTCATTATCTATGTTGTCATCGAGAAACTCGATATCTACATACCCTGCCTCAGTTCTAGCAGTATTAGTAAATCCGTCATAAAGAGGATTACTAACCTTCATCAAGTCTGTAAAAACTTTCATTGTTTTTACTCTCGTCAAAACGTGTGGACCACCCAAAGTAAAATCTTCTGAGATCCAGTGACCAGCATAAAGGTAATTTGAGAGATTATATTTTTGTGGATTTTGACCGACAATATTATCAGGCATAGGCATAAAGCCATATCCTAGACTTAAATTTTTCAGGTTTTTATTACGAACTCTATGAATAAAAGTCATCGACTGTGCATGATCATCTACTTTTTCTGTAGGGAAACCTGAAATCCAGTTCGTATATGCTAGGATCCCAACCTCAGTAATGTCTTGAAAGTTCTGCTCCATTTCTTCTACTTTAACCTTTTTATCCATAAAGTCAAGAACTTTTTGGCTCGCAGATTCACAACCAAAATTTAGAGCAATACAACCTCCTTCCCATAATGTTTTAAGATAATCTTTATCCATTCTACCATCATGCCTAGCGTATCCCAACCACAATACCTTACGATCTAATTCTTTCATTTGTTCAGCAAAAGTTTTTAGTTCTTTCAAATTACCGTTTATCAAACTATCCACGAAATAAACTACTGAAGAACCTTGAGCCTCATGAAAATGTTTTATTTCATCAAAAGCACTAGTCGATTGACGCTGTCGATATTTCGCGAAATGTGTTTCAGAACAAAAGGTGCACTTAGCAACACAACCTCTAGAAAACTCTGAATTGATGCCATTAGGCATACCATATAAATTTAAATCCAGATTACAATAATCGGGCATCGGAAAATTGTTCAAGTCGATACGCAAATTTAAAGGATTACGAATAATTTTACAAGCATCATATTGGACACCTGTTTCTATCTCATTCAAAACCTGTAAGATAGATATTTCAGCTTCTCCTGATACAGCATAATCATAATCTTTTACACCATACCAATGTTCATTCAAAAACTGCATGTTTGGACCGCCGCCGATAATCTTAATATGCGGTGCCCATTTTCTAACTTGTCTAATAAACCAATGTGTAGGATGTTCGCTGAAACTATATTCACAAACTGCAAGAACATCTGGGTCATATTCTAAAACACGTTCTAAACAGTCATCAAAATAATCTTGTAACTGCGGTAAAATAGATTCTTTGAAATATTTTGGATCGCGCCATCTATCAATGTCAACATTCCAGAGGTCAGTCCCTTGTTCACGACCAAGTAAGTTCCATGCCTCTACATTGAAATCGTAAATCTCAGTTTTATATCCTGCTTTTTTAGTAACTGATGCTAGCCTTGCCAAATTATATGGAGGAAACATCGTTGCCCACATAGGCATTGATATAAAAAGAACTGACGTATCGCGTGTAGCAGATTCAATCTCAACCTTGGTGAGTTTCGATACCTTTTTGCCTTGCTTAGACAAAAAAGGTAGCATCTGCATATCGCGATCGGACATTATTCGCCTTTAAGTGCGGGGATCTTTTCTTTAGCCATCTTCATTGCCTCTTTATCATCGAGGTATTTCGGACGACGCTTCACTACATTTTCTTTTTGTTGTTTATGTTCTTGATCAAGTTGCGCGGCATCATCTACTGCTTTACGAATATATGCAAGATACTCAGCGTTACCATCATTACCATCTGCATCAGAAAGAAGCAACTCCTGCATATCTAGACTACCGATAAACTTTTTCTTAGTGTCAATCTGTTTCTTTTCTTTTTGAATACGCCGAATAAATGCGTAGTAAGTAATCTGTGTAAAATACGCAAACGGATTCTTAGACTTTTCAGGATCGAAATTATCAATATATGTAATACAGTTTTCGATGCCGTCGAGAATCATCTCGTCACGAAATGTGTAGTTTACAAAGTTAGATTTATATGCGAGGTGGTTTGCGATCTTCACCATGCACTCACCGAGATACTCGGTTACTCGAGGCTTCTCTTCGCCAGCTGCCTCCGCTGCCTGCACACGCTCACGATATTCTGTAATCGCTGCTAGGAACTCTTTATTGTCGACATAGTGCCGACTATTGGGATCTCTACGTTTTGCCATAATATACTCATATTAAATTAAAAAAAAGTTAATGTCAAGAGAAAAAAGTTCTTGACTATTTATTGTAATTAGTATTATAATCAGCCTGTAGGCGGTTTGAAGGAACTAATTAATATCATTATTATCACGTGCTTGAAGAAGTTCGAGTAAGTCATCTGGACCATACTCGGGCTCTTGCACTGTTTCGGGGGACGCATACATGCGGTCCACCATATTATCATATCCCTGTATGTAATCATTTCTTAGGTCGGAAATCGTCAAAATTTCACTTGTTTTGATATCAAAAAGAACATCATCAGACAAACCCATCCATGGTTTCAACATGTAAGATTCGTTGAGAACTTGTCCTTCCATATGCGAATCGGCGACCACCTCAATCGGATATAAAATCTTTACATAGTTCAGTTCTCTATAATCTTCTGTTGCCTCAAGCATAGCTACAATCATTGTTCCGTCATTAAATTTAATCAATTTAGGCGTCGGTTCATTTGTCATTTATTTACCTTGATTGTTTTGTAGTTGAACCCCTCTTCATTATACAACTTGATGCGTTCGATCAAGTGTTCTAAAGTATAATTTTTGCGGGACTTCCAGGAAAGATCGTCGCCTATGTCATATAGATTACAGGCAACTTTATTTTCTCCGAGCCGCAACCCTCGCCCGATTGATTGGAGGTTGCGTATTCTACTCTTCGAAGGCGAGGCGAATATCACGTTATGAAGATTCTTTATATTTATACCTGTAGAGAAGGTGCCATACGAAGCAATAATGATAGCATTGTTTGCTTTCTCAGTAAGTGCGCGAATCTTTTCGCGCTGTTCAGTATCTGTGCCACCATAAACAAAATAGATAGGTCTACCTTCACCTGACTTTTCTTTAATTTTTTCGAATAGCACGCTGCCATGTTTTTCTACAAACTGAAATAGAACAAGTGTATTACCGTCACGATCTAATGCGAGTTTGCTGATAAAATTATTTCGCCAGTCGTCTCTTACAATCCAGTCAATTTCATCCTGATATTTTAAAGTTTTTAGTAATTTTTTATCTTCTTCTGTGTGATTTAGCAGTAAGCATGTAATATCGAGGTTGGCCACCTGCCCATCATCCATCAGTTCTTTTGTGCTAATCACTTTTGTTACTGGACCGAAGCAACCTTCTAGAACGAGGCGGTGCGTTTTAGTGCCGTCGAGTGTGCCAGTTGTGCCGAATCGCCAGTGAGCGTTGTGACATTTATTCATAATTGTAGTAAGAGACTTGGCTTTAAACAAGTGCGCTTCGTCTCCATATACAACGTCAAACTTTTCGAACCATTTCTTAGGGAACTTGTAGATAGATTGCCATGTTGAAATTGTTACAGGAAACTCGTTTGACTTTTCTTTACCGCCATAGATTCTATGACAATTTTCACTAGCAGCCCAGTCCACTTCACTTGCGTAATCTTGAAAGTCGCCATACATTTGCTCAACCAGTGATGTCGTGGGAACAATAATGAGTTGGCGTTTATTGCGCTTTTGAAAATAGCGCATCAGGGTGTAGATTATCAGCGACTTACCTGAGGCAGTCGGTGACAGCAGTAGTGACCTAGCACCCTGAATCCCTTTACGAACAGCTTGCACCTGATAGTCGCGGATCTCGATTGGTTTACCGCCAGAGTGCAGGTTCAAATCTTTAGCAAATTTTTCGATATATTGTGTAGATACGATATCACCCATAGATTCTACACGATTGTCAACTTTGTATTCGAGCTGACCAGCGAAGTCTTCGAGATACTTGATCAATCCTACAGGAAGTTCTTTGTTGAACATGTTGAAGAGACGTGCCTTACCATCCCACATGCGTGACCTGTATGCAGGCATAAACCTAGCACCAGGAACTTCGAAGGTAAAGAAGTCATTTAATTCTTGAAGAATTCCTGTGTCACATTCAACGCTGAGGTTTACAGCATCTTTGTATGTGACAGTTATATCGCTCATTACATAAGACCGTTTGTAAATTTAGTCCACTCGATACCGTTCTTGATATCCCACGTCCTACTATTTAGTGCGCGCATGACACGCTCTAGAAAGTCGCATACTGTTCGAACATATTCGACTTTATCCATCTGCTCTTGTAAATCTTGATCAGATTCAACCATTTCTTGCATATCTTGCTTCAACGGTTTATTACCAAGCCATTGTTCCCAGCCGAGTGCATCGAGTTCTTGTTTTGATAGTTCTCCTCTCCAGTATTGCTGCTTAATGCGTCGCAGCCTGAAAAATGCAGCTTCAGATTTACGCAGCTGCAGCTTGAAGTTGGAGAGGTGGTTAAGGTATTTTGAGTGGAGCTCTGCAGTTTTAATTGTTTCTTTACCGAGTTCAAGCTCGTTAATCTTACAATCTACTGCCCACTCATCTTGGAGTTCTTTGAGAGTAATCATTATTTAATTATATAGTATGTTTGACGAAAAGTCAAATGTTTTCAATTTTAAATGTGCGATATCTAAAGCCAGCGATGCCTGTAAAGTAATCGGCAGCACCTTGCTGAATATCAAAGTCAAGACCTTCGAGGCTCGTAGGGAAAGCGTCGATAAATGTAATTTTGATATTGGGGTTGTTGTTAGAGTCAAGAACGAACAGCGTTGCGTCACTTACAGCAGCTGTAGATTCTTTGGCATCTTTACGAGTTAGAGGTGAGCGATATGCCTGACCCTCGATATAGTTCGTATATTGCTCATGATTTTCTGGGAATGCCAAACCTGTCATCCAGTTATACAGCTCGATGTAATTAGCCATATCTTCCTGAATGAGGAACCGAATAATCAGTTCACTAAATTGCATCTTGTCACCAGGGAAAGGGATGTTTGACAGTGGCGTTTGTAATTCAGGTGTGCCATATGAGATCTGCGGAATGTTCGCAGCTTGACAGAAGAAAGATACGTTGGGAATGTTCGCGATTTGAAAGCGGAAACCATTCGGGCGCAGAAAGTCTAGCTCACTAGGATTACCAGCTGCGAAAGTGCCTTCTTCTACATTTGTGATAGGATTATATGCCATACAACTATTTATAAGCACAAAAAAGGGGCGATCCGAAGACCGCCCCGATTAAGTGGTTGGTTAGCCCAACTCTTATTATTACATCAGGTTCGTAACTTTTACTGAACGATAGTATTGGTTACGGTCAGCTGTAAAGGTATCGGCGTCAACTGTGCCATCCGACTGCGTAACATATGGGTTAGCAATCATGCCATAGCGGGTTTTGAAACCAACTTTTGGCTGGAAGTCAGTTGGGTCGATCGCGCGGACTTGCTGCAGTGGAACGTATGGGCAGTAGAAGATACCAGCGTCATATGCGCTTGTGCCTTTATAGCCAACAACGTAGAACTGAGAAGCAGCACCAGTGTTTGCTGAATATGGGTCAACATATACGCGATAACGACCGTTCAGGACGCCAGCGAATGTGTTACCTGTGTCATCGACGTTCAGGTCAGTTGACAGAGCTGGAGCATAGTCCAGAACGCCAGCCATTGACAGAGCAGAAGCTACGTCAGATGAACATACGATGAAGTTACCTTTACCGCGACGGGTGTCTTGAGCGATTACGTTGGCGTCACGTTCGATGTTGAACAGCAGACCTTTGAAACGCTCAACTGACCAACGACCGTTTGAGTCAACGTCAAGGTCGAATGTGCCAGCAGTAGCAGT